TTGGTTGCTGGGTTGTCAGACACTGCGTCTGCCAACTGAGCCATGCGCACGTTCGTTGCGAACTGCTTCGAACATCATGCAGCGAAATGGGTATAATAATATGTCGGTTTCTGGATGACCCCCCCCCATGCACGCGTGATTACATTGGCATCATCACCCCGGGTGACGGCTTTCGTGAAAATGAGGGGAGTGATGGAACCTCTTGTTGTGGCTGGCGTGGTTGAATCGAAGCAGGAACCATTGTCTTGGGACTTGGGCAAGCGCGGTTAAAATTGGTCTTGTTTCCATTAAATGCGTTGATGTTGAAGGACAGCTTTGCACAAGGCGACGAAACGTCGCTGACAGAAGAGACGGGGTTCAAAGACATTTTATGATATTATACAACATTTTATTTATATCTTAATACAAATTAGTATTTTAATTTCGATAAAATTCATTGAAATTCGACATTTTCAATGAATCATTGTTTGTGCTTGTCGATTTGTATGTTTTTGATGAACCCCTTTATGATTTTTTTGTGGGCATGGTCATCATTCTCGATGTTTTTGTAGAGTTCTTTGCACAGGGCCAAGTACTCGGTTTGCAGTTTTTCCTTGGTCTCCCACCCAGGATGCGCGTCGATCCAATCCTGGATGCGCTTGATTTGATAGCAGGATGTCAGGTATATGAACTTTTTGATGTTGGCAAAGTCTTCATCTTTTTCCCACTCGTCGTTTTTTATGTACATGGTTTCACGCTTCGCGTCGGTGCAATGAATCGGGCGCTTGTGCACGTCCATGCCCTTCAGGTTGTTGACGATGATGGAGCTCACGCCTTCAATGATGCCGTTGTTCTTCGTGAATTCCAAATCCTCGATGGTGATGTTGAGAGATTTTACAAAATCGCTCAGTTTAATTGCATCCTTGCACTCCGTGTTCAAAAACACCTGCAAATTAAATTGTTGGTTTGTGTTGTTCGTCGTGTTATTTATCACTGTGTTTCTCTCTTTGCTCAACTCGATGAGTTGAGTTTGCAGCGTTTTGTTCTGTTCCATCAGCTGTTCCACAATCCGCATCATGTTGAATTCAGTTGATGCAGTTGATGATGCGGTTGATTCAGCGGCTGGTGTGGTGGATGCAGCAACACACGATGCAGTGGCTGGTGCAGCGGTCGATGCACTTGATGCATTATTCAGTTTTTTGATGCACTTGGTGGTGATTTGTTCTTCCATCTCAGATATGATTGCAAGGCTGTTTGGTGGTTCCGTTGCCTTTGCTTTTTGCGCGCACTTCTGCTCATGATACCACAAACTGTTTCGGGCATTATAAATTTTTCCACAATGAACGCATGTGAGCGCCTTTTTGAGCTTGAGATACATTGGATGCATGGGATTTTTTACACACTTCTTCTCATGATACCAATTGCCCGTTCTCGTTGTGTACACCTTGTTGCAGTATTTGCATTTTTTTAAATCGTCATCATCATCAACTAATTCGGCAATGGGTGTCAACACAAGACTCAATTCATTTATTATAATTTCTCTCAAGATGTCTTTTGAAATCTTAAAAAACTCCCGATTGATATCCATGCGATATTGTTTCAGATGATTGTGAATTTGTCTTTCAAGTTTAGGTCCTTCATGTGTAATTATCACCGACTCAACAATGAAAGGCGTTGGAGCACCTGTGTTTAGTTGGGATGCTTTATGCATCGGGTGTCTGCTTGTCCAACCAATTTTAAACACATCGTCAGCATAACATGCGTTTGACATGATGTAAACATAATGTTCTTTTTGTTCTTTTATATCAGTCATTTGTTGTATAATAAACCACTATATTTATTGTTTAAATCACAAATTGTGTTAAAGGTTTTGTTCTATGTTAAATGCATTTGTTCTAGAATGATCATTTAACCGTTAAATAAAACGTTCTGGCGTTAAAGGTTTTGTTCTAAAAACATAGAACGGTTTTTTTAACACTTGGTGCCTTTTTTTAAGTTTTTTTTGGGCCGAAAAATCGCCCTCCGTGGTGCCTTTTTTTAAGCGCTGCATAATGCTCTCGTTTTTTACTACAAATTTTATAATTTAATTTTGTTATTTTCTTAAAAAACTTTGCACAAGAGTCAAAAAAATTTCAGAAAATGGACAAAAAAAATGTCCAAAAATGAGTACGTCGTTACCTTTTTGCGCAAAAAACGCGCGGCACTAGGTAAATTGCGGAACTTTTTGGGAGCGAAACGCATGAGACCATACATGGTGCGAAAATGGTAAAACGCCAATGTTGTCAAAAACACCTAGAGATAAAATGCGAAAAATTAAAAATACATTTCGCATTCCTGAATATTTGAATATATATTAAAACGCATGTATATATTATAAATACGTTCATATGGCAGGCAGAAGAAGGTCTGGTTTGGCAAGCCAATGCAGAGCTTATGGATGTCCCAAACGTGTTTTGATACAACCATCTGCAACCGTAATCACAACCGCAACTGTACCCGCCATTCCATCTTTCAACAGTTTAGTGACTTTGCATCAAATTGCAACCAAAAACGGAAACATTTGGACATTAATTGGCAATGTCACAATTTCGCATGGTGATGTGCTAACAATTCCATTTGGAGAGACGTTATTGATTTCCAATTATAATTTGATTAATAATGGAACCATCATAATTAATGGAACCATTCACAACCAGCAAACCATAACAAACAACGGAACCATTCAGAATAACAACAACACCATCGTCAATGCGGGCACCATCTTCAACAATGACATCATTATCAACAATGGCACCATAACCAACACAGGCACCATAACCAACACCGGCACCATCACCAATAATGGAACCATTTCCAGCAACTCAGTCATTGAAGGGGTGACAGGACCCAGTCCGGTTTCGTCTCTTCCATCTTTTGGTGCTGGTTTTATTGATTTAGAACCCATCGCATTGCAACATGCATCAGATGACACGCACACAGAGCCGGACAATGGTGGCGGGGGTGAAGACACCACAATCAATTTTGATTTATTAACTGCCACCGAGTTGACGTTAATGTCAATGTTTGCATATCAGATGTATCTGCATTTAGATGCAAATAAGACTTTAAATGGTTGGACATTGGGTGTTTTAAAACCCCGTTTTTCTTCAAATTACCCTACTAAGATTATGCATGGTTCATATGAAAAAATTTCTTCTCCAGTGCCAATCGGGTTCATCATTGAAAGCACAAATTCTGCTTATTGGAATTTTGCGCAGAACGAAGACAAAACAAGATTAGTGGGTGGACACGTTGATGTTTATATCACATGGCGTGGCCTTGCGACAGCAAACGAATTGATGCAACATGCTAAAACTGAACTTGTTGAATTTTTAGATGCAAAAATTCACAAAGGGTTTCATGAAATTTACACTGGAACTGGTTTGAATGGTCAACCCAGCCCGCAAATGGTTGTGGCAGAATACATAAATGAACTTTTGGACAAACCTGGCAAATACAGAATCTGGTGTGCAGGTCATAGTATGGGAGGTGCATTGGCTTTAATTAACGCTTATGACATTCTACACACGCTTATGCAAAATGAATATCCATCCAATATTGAATTAGGGATGTATAATTTTGGTGCTGCAGCACCTGGAAATCAAACATTTGCAAACAATTTCAATGATAGAATGCTTGCCGTGGGAATTCCAAGTTGGCGTGTAACCAACAAACACGACGTTGGTCCGCCCTCGGTGACTTGGTTTTTTAACAACCGTTTAGGCTCTGTGAATCCATTTAATCCAGATAAATATGTGTACGTCAAAGGACATTGTGAAATTATATTTGGTGAACCATATTCTATCCTAAAAGGAAATGCAGTTCAAAACCACGTGGTCTATAATTATTTAATAGAATTGTTGAAAAATTTGCGTCCCACAATGTCTATTAAAGACCTCAAGAAAAGAAATATGCCTGGTTTATTAGCGAGTGATGCCGAGATTCGGGCGGCTGCCGCAGCATACGGGCGCTGAAATTTGTGAACCAATGCATTTGGCATTTTTTGCAACGCAACATTTGGAAGATTGGATGCATGAATCCGAGAGAAACCCCATAAATTAAACCCAATAACCAATGAACCACAAATATTATAATAATAATGTGAAATGCGCATAAACACATGGCATGATATCAAAGCATTGCCACAAAATGACTGCTTCAACCCATGATGCATACAAGGACAAGGGTCTGAGCGGTTTAGCCAACATGGGAAACACGTGCTACGTGAATGCATGCCTGCAACTGCTGTCACACACGTATGAATTTAATGATTTTCTCTCGAACAACGGAGGGGAATACAAGACGCGGTTGAACCACAAAGTGGATTCCGTGCTGTTGCACGAGTGGGACAAGCTGCGCTCCATGATGTGGTCCGAAAACTGCATCATTTCGCCGGGTGGCTTTGTGACGGCCATGCAAAAGATTGCGCGCATCAAGAACATGGACCTGTTTTCCGGGTTTCAGCAGAACGACGTCGCCGAGTTCCTGATGTTTTTAATGGACTGCTTCCACACCGCGCTGGCTCGCGAGGTGGAAATGAAGGTGCGCGGAGTTGCGCACAATGAAACCGACCATGCGGCCAAGGAGTGCTACGAGATGATGGCAAGCATGTATAAAAAACAGTATTCGGAAGTGTTGAACATCTTTTATGGGGTGCAAGTGTCTCTCATTGAATCGGTCAGCAAACCCGATTTGAAAAATGATGTGGCGGCGCTGAGCAGAAAGCCGGAACCCTTCTGCATATTGGACTTGTCATTTCCACCCAGCTGCAACGGAACAAATGCATTTAGGGCGGTGTCTCTGTTTGAGTGCATGGACCACCATTGCGCGCCGGAAGTGTTGAGCGGCGAAAACGCGTGGTTCAACGAAGCCACCGGACACAAGCAGGACGTGCAGAAGCGTCTCTCGTTTTGGAGCCTGCCGTCCGTGTTTATCATTGTTCTGAAACGGTTCGAGATGACCGACAGGGGGCACATGCGCAAAATCCAGGTTCCGATTGATGTGCCGTGTTGTCGCGCCGATTTTTCCAAGTACGTTATTGGATACAACAAAGAGAGTTACGTGTATGAATTGTTCGGGGTGTGCAACCATCACGGCGGGTCGCCGATGGGCGGGCATTACACCGCCACCATAAAGAACGCAAACGGGAAGTGGTACGGATGCAACGACACCATTGTCCGGGAAGTGCCTCTGACGGGAGATTCCATAGTGAGTAACCTGCCATATTGCTTGTTCTATCGCAAACTCAAATGACTCAAATAATAATATTTTATAATTTTATACATAAAACACGCGCAACAATAAAAGGGTGAAATGAATGTTTCATACGATTCTGTGACCGGAATTGGACAAAACCCGCTGGAATACATCGATGTTGTCAATAAAACGAGCACCAACGGCAAATTAATCATGCTTGGCGTGTTGTCGCTTACCATATTCATGTATTACATTGTGTTTTCAACAATGCCCGGCGGAAATGGCGCGACCGGCGCCACGCCTTCAACCGGGGGGGCCAAGCTGTTGGAGGTCATCATGTGGGGCACATTCATTGTGTTATTGATGATAAACGGGTACCAGTACTTTTTCAATGTGAATGTCGTGGCAAGCGTGAAGAACTTGTTCAGCGACAAGCCGGAGGTTGACATCACGGTGCAGCAACCGGAGGGCGACTCCGAAACCAGCGTTCCCGAGCTGCGGTATTTTAAGCAAGTGTTCCACGTTCCCGGGAACGAATACACGTATGATGACGCAAAGGACGTGTGCAAGGCGTTTGATGCGCGACTGGCGTCATACGATGAAGTGGAGAAGGCCTACAATAACGGCGGCGAGTGGTGCAGCTACGGATGGTCCGACAATCAGATGGCGCTGTTCCCGACTCAGAAAAATACGTGGGACCGCCTGCAAAAGATTAAGGGGCACGAAAATGATTGCGGGCGTCCCGGCATAAACGGCGGCTTCATTGCAAACCCGGACGTGCGGTTTGGCATTAATTGTTACGGATTCAAGCCGCAGATTACTGCCGCAGAAGCGGACGACATGAAGACCGCCAGCATCTATCCCAAGACATTGAAAGACGTGGAGAAGCAGCGGCGGATTGCGCACTGGCAGACGAAGCTGAGCGACATTCTGGTTGCACCGTTCAACAACGACGTGTGGAGCGCATAGACAGATGCAACGGATGCAACGGATGCAACGGATGCAACGCACAATTCATGAAATTATAATCCATGAATTATGTACATAAATCAGTTCATGATTAAAATCCCAGAATGGGCCAACATTGTTGGTTATCGCACCATGACAGACGCAAAGAAGACGCTTGCTTCAAACGGGAACAAGGTATTTCAATATGAGTGGATGGTGGAAGAAACGAACGAATTTTATGAAGCCGTGCATTTGGGCGATGCAACCGAAGTGCAGGATGAGGCCATGGGCTTGATACGCACAGTGCAGCAGTTCCACGAATCCAAGCGGGTGGTTGCGTTGTGGAAAAAAGTGCGAAAAGATGTTGCGCAAGTGTTTCCAACACGCAAAATCTTTCTAGAGACGTTTGCCAAATGGCACGCAAAAAAAAGGGCAAAAAACCAAGCGGAGGGCGTGGTTGCGGAAGATTTGGCACGAGTTGCCCGTTTGAAATGGTAAAGCCGCCTTCAAATTTGTGGAGCGAGTGATGCAATTGTTTGTTTGCAGACCGGACACTCCCGCGGCTTAATGAGCTGGGTGTAACACTCCCCGCACATGACGTTGTGCGCGCACGGACCAAACCGGATGTTTTTCTTGTTTTCATAACACATGATGCACTGGTCCTCCTCCACGTTGGTTTTTTGTGCAATGAGCCCCGGTGGCAACGACAATGCCGCATGTGAAGGGACATGCAGCGCCACGGCACTCGTCGCCGGCGTCACGATGATGCCCGGGTCCATTGTTATCCGCGTGTAAAATCCGCGAAACCCGGCGCGCGCGCCCTCATGGTCGCATATGCGCACTCGCGTGCTGTGCGCGTCATTTCTCTCGTAATACACACTTCCATTGTCATTCCGAGACACAGAGAAGATGATGTTGGGCGGCAGGCCGTCGATGTCGATGTATGTCACCGTTTGCGTGGATGAGCCGCGCTGGAAAAACAGGTGCGACGAATACTTGGACGCGTAATACTTGCGCACGGGACGCGCCACATCGTAAATGAAATCGCGGAAGGCCCACATTTGATAATTGCGCGCCGGATACCAATTCACTGGTTCCGCGTCTTGCAAAAAGACCTTGACGTCGGCGCAGTCCATGATTGCATAGGTGTCCCCCGTGTCGGAACGCTGGATGCGCGTCGGCATGTAGCAGTTGTTGTCCTCGCGATACACGAGAAACTGGTTATTGTGATTGAACGGAACCTCGGCACCATAAGTGGGACGGCTTTTGTATTGCACGTACGCTTCGGCCCAATCCGGAGGAGCAGGAACCCACTGCACGACGCCATTGACGTCACGAATCACGCGAATGTCTGGATTATGACGGTTCATTGCTCATGTTGTAAAGATGTCATGGACAATGTTTAAATTATTTTAAATCAACTTAAGTTTTCTGGTGGCACGTTTCATGTTGCGCAAAACAATAAAATCAAATCAATGCAAAGAAAATAAACAAATGCACATGATGTGTATTATAATGCATGTATTATAATATACAATGCCCAACATTAAGGAACTGCTAATTTCGCCGCTGTCATTAGTGCCTTGGCCTAACCCAACCCATGCAACCCATGCAACCAAAAAGAATGCAGAACAAAGGTCGTTCCAACCGTGCAAGTGCGATTCGGACAATGAAGACAATGATTTTGGAATGGCACCCGAATGTGCATTCCATTGCACGCCAACACCCCCTTCGCGCAACAGGAACACCAAAAAACGCAAGCAGTCGCAGTCGCAGTCACCGCGCACAAAAACACGAAGAACCATGCATAAATGAAACACATGCTTCATGAATTTAGGCTGATTTAACAAAAGGAGCAGCCCATTTAAATGTATGAATTAAAATCATTTAATGACAAAAGTCATTATATAATATCAATAATTATATAATTGTATTCGTAATAGTTGCATTGGTTTGTTGCATTTGAAATGAGTGCAGATGAGGATGTTGATGTTGATGTTGGTCCGGTTTTCAGGGTGAATGTGATTGATAAAACCCAGACAATCGGCCGGACAATCGTGTTTGGTCCGCCGCCGGCCAAAGACCGCGCATCTCCGAATGAGAGAATAAAACACTCGAACCAGCGCATACATCCAGATGACACAATAGAAGCCATTAAGCGTAAAATATTGATAGAGTTGCCATCCGTGTCGTATGATGAGCTATACCTTTTCACAAGCGTGCACCCGTTTTTGACGGTTGAGCGCATGAAGCAAATATTGATGCGTGGAAACACCATTTCGCACGGACGGCTGATGACGCTGTGCCAAAATTTGAAAAGTCCAGAACTGGCGGAAGAGCTGTGCGCAAGCATTGACATGTCTTCGGGTAAATCCGAATACACGCCCGAAGAGCTGTCCGATTTTTTTCAGACGGTTCAAATGAGCGACGGATTGCAAATGGAAGTGCCCCTGGGCCAATCACTGCAGCACGATTACCCCATGCCCGCGGACCCCATTCGGGAACCCTTGATGGACCCGGAGTTGAAAACATCACCCCCCATGGCCAAAACCAAGAACACCGACGTGTTGCTGGAATGCGGAAGTATGTATGACAGCCAAATAAACGTGTGCTGCGCGGAAGACACGCTGGCCGCGGAGTCCGGTTCAAGCGATGCCGAAATCATAAAACTGTATTACCCTTACTTGCACGAAAAGGGCATTGTGTCGCGGGAGCAGCTGGCAGAACGCAAACAGGAACTGCAGGACAACACCAAGGAGCTGATTGACGCGGCGTTCATTCAGCACAATGAAGCGGTGGATGTCATGTATCGAGTGTACGCCGAACGGCAAAATCCGGCCGAGTTGCGCTACATTGAGCGCGGGATTAAGTCGGTGCACTTCATCATGCGCCCGATTGCGCGGTTTGCAATGCCGCTGGACAGCTTGTTCAAGATTCTGCACAGCACGCATCAAATCCCGTTAATCAAATTGAACCCGGCGGGCCAGCGGGAAAAGGTGTACCGCATGTATGCTCCGGACGCCACCAAAAAAGGGGACCTTGTTCCGCTTTTATCCAAATCCAAAATCATGCGCCTGGATGGTGAAATGGGAAAACGGCGACGGGTTGCAGCCTTTATGGAATGCGACCACGACGGATTCGCGTGCGAAATTGTGTGCGAGTTTGATGCGGAAGCCAACGTGCATGTCAAGGCGCATTTCCGCCGGGCAATCGCTTATGGAAATGCGAAAAATGATTACGACAATCCGGTAAATCATGTGTTGCGCAAGTGTCTGACCCCGTTGTTGGATGAAGCGCGGCGGTTTCTTCAAAGCACGAGCGGAAACAGCATTGAACAGTTTTGCAGCATTGCGGTTCCCACCGTGGAAATTGTGGACATTGGATACGCGTCCTATTTGGCGGATACGCCGATGGTGCGGACCCAAAACATCATGGGGTGCATGTCCGCCGTTTTCACCGTGGTGGACGAAACCGATGGGGAAATCAGCATGCGATACAAGCGCGTGTCCAATTACGATGAGCAGATTGGAGCCGACGCGTACATTGCGGAACGCTTTCGCAAAGAGGCCAGTGTTGCCAGCGTAGTGTCCGGACTTGTCAAAAACCGGCTGGTGAAAACCGAAGAAGCGGCCAGACAGCGCGTGGCGGATTACAAAACGGCCGAAAAAGTGATGGAAGGCGCGCACCGGCGCGTGCGGACGCGGGTGAAACAGCCCGGGTTTTTGACCATTGTGCGTCGCGAAAACCTGGAACTGCACATTGAAATAAGCGACATAAACAGCGTGCGCTACGTTCGGCTGCTGGAAATGTATTTGGATGCCGTTTTGAGGATTGCAATGTGCGGAAAACGCAAGGACGAAATGACCACGCGCGTGCCGATGTCCGTGCTGGAAGCGCTGTGTTCCAAGCGAACGCGGCGCAAGGTTGCGGAAGTGGGAGAGCTGAATGCGGAACCCGAAAAAGAAACCGAAGCGGCTGCATTTGTGGCCGACCTCTCGTTTGACGACCAGCTTGCGCTGGATGAACCAGATGCAGAGGGGCAAGAAGCGGATGTGTATGACATGATGGACACGCTGATGCAAAGCGACAGCGGGGAGGAAGAGGAGGAGGAGGAGGAATTGATTGGTGGTGCGCCTAAAAAAGCCGCTGCCGCTGCCGCTGCTGCTGCAGCTCGTGCGGATTCGGAGTCTTCGGAGTCGGACTCTGATTCGATTGGCTCTGGCACAATGGCTGGTGCGGCGTATGCGCCGCAGTCGTTGAAAAATCCGAACCCGTTTGAATACAAATTGCAGAAGAGCGAACCAATTCTGTTTTTGTCGAAGAAATCAGGGGATTACGACACCTATTCCACCAATTGTCAGTCCAACATCAAGCGCCAACCGGTTGTGTTATCGAAACAGGAATTCGATGATTTGAAAGCCGACCCGAAACACCGCGACATGCTGAAGGATGCACTGGAGTACGGTTCTGACCCCGACAACAAGTATTATTACATGTGTCCTCGCTACTGGAGTTTCAAAGACCGGCGCCCGATGACGGAGCAAGAAGTGAAAGACAAGAATTTGGAACAGCACGTCATCGGTAAAAAAGAAAAGGAGGTGACGCTGGATAAATACATATTTGAATTCAACGACTACGGGAAAGAGCACATGGGTGCAAAGGGGTATATACAACACTACCCCGGGTTTTTGAACACCAGCGTGCACCCGGATGGACTGTGTGTGCCCTGCTGCTTCAAAAAACAGCAAAAGTTTGGCGACTTGAAAGTGTGCGAGGACAAGCTGCGAGTTGCAAAAGGGCAACAGCAGCAAGCGCCGTCTGCCGCGCCACCGTCTGCCATACCGCCGTCTGCCGCAGCGCCGTCTGCCGCGCCACCGTCTGCCATACCGCCGTCTGCCGCGCCACCGTCTACCGCGCCC